TATGTAAATTTTTTCTCTCTATATGTTGTGTACAACCATCACCATCAAGAAATTCATTGTGACGATTACTTTGACCATCGGTTAGAAACACGACATTAACGATTTGAGCTTTTGTTTTTGTCTTGAATTCTTCTATAATCGTTTTAGCACAAAGAATTGTAGCATCCAACGGAGTTCCACTTAAAGAAAAGTTGTTTGGAGCTCCATAGTAAGGGTTATTTCTATAACCATAATAATTTGCAAACGTATCACCAACCAACAATATGTTTCTGTATGCTTCTGTCAATTCTCGGCCTTTCATTTTAGAAGAAAATAATGTCATCAAACGTAAGTGCTGACTGATTATCAAATCATTTTTCTTGTAGTTTGATATTTTCTTTCCAGATGAAGTTTCATCATAATTAGAATCACTGTTTCGTGACCAATTTGGACGATGAGGATTATCACAATTATAATCTCGGTAATGGTCAGTAAAAGCATACACTTCAAATGGAATCTGAACTTTCTGACAAAACATAGTCAAGTTTATCAACTGTTCGATAGTGTCTTTCATATATCCGTGCATCGAACCAGACCAATCTATGAACATCACCATACCATGATTCTTACCTTCTGGCAAGTTTGTGATTTGGCGAAAAATATTATCACTATATTTGTAAGCGTGAATCTTATTCATATCAAGAGTGCCTCTTTTAGAGGTATATGCTCTACGATGAATATCAGCAGCTTTCTTCATTTCAAACTCTTTGACCATGTAACTAATCATTTTACCATTGTTCTTTTTGAACGTTTTCAACATTTCGTTTCCAGTGTCTACAGCACCTTCAACTTTATTATAATAGTTGTTCAATTCTTCGTGAATAACTTTATGGTCAACAATAATTGCATCTGTATTGATTTTAGGAAAAGTTAGATACTGAGGAATACTAACGTGGTCACTCATATCTGATAATTCTTTTTCATTTTCTCTAAAAGCTTCATCAGTCATTGAAGTTGGTTCGTTATTATCATTAGAACCACCAGCAAAATCTTCTCTGTTATCACTGAATGGATCACTTTTTCCACCTTCAAAATTATTTGAAGAGGTTTCCGAACCATCTTTTTCTTCATCAGAATCTTCGTTTGACTTAGAAGAAGATTTGGTTTCATTTTCTTCGCCATCATCTTCTTTATTTTCATCGGAACCAATAGGAGAAGTATTTTCATCTTTTTCATAATCACTAGGGTCATAATCTTCATTCCAATCATATTCATCTAAATCACCGTAACTATTATCGGTCTCAGATTCGTTTTCTTTACACCACTCATACAGAGCATCGGTAACTTCAACAACATCTTCCCAAGTTTCGGTTCTTTCAACTTTTTCAACCCACTCTCGTTCTTCATCGGTAAACTCAATCGAATACTGAGTTCCAGCTTTTGTGTAGAGATTAATACGGTCAATCAAACCAAGATCATTAGCGTCAACTCCCATCTTTCGTAATCCGAAAAAATCTTCATCCATCAGTTCGATATAACCACCCAGCATACATTTTCTGGAACCAGCAAACTTTCTCTTGATTTTCTTTTCGATTCTCGCGTCTTCGATAACGTTCAGGAAGGATTTATACCCTTTACCTTTTTCACTTATGGAAGAATGCCAACCATCATAAGGTGTCCATAGAGCATGACCAACTTCGTGGGCACAGAACAGATCATAAACATCTGAGCCAGGCTTCCATTTTAGAATAGGTAAGTATAAAATTCGATTTTTTACATCGAATGCTGCGGTAGGGATTTTCTTGTGTTCAACAGTAATGTTCTCTGCTGCCATCAGTTTGGCAAGCATTGATTTCTGTTCTATTAAGTTTGTTTTCATCATAATATATTCTCATAAAAATGGTTATTTTTTAACCTCACTATACTTATATTATACCAAGTCACCGACACTTTGTCAAGTCTTTTCTTCGCCTGGAGTAACATTTTTGTAATTTGATACCAATTCATCTGTTCCATCTTCCATTTCAGAAGAAGATTTTGAGTAGTCTCCTGTTCCATCGTCAAGATGCTCATATCCAGTAAGTTTCCCTGAATACTTCTTCATAATTTCTTTTCTTAGAATCTTTAATGATTTTGACATTTTTTTCCTTTCCTCACTCTTCATGTACTATTATACAGAAAAACGAAACGTTTGTCAAGTCTTTTCTTACTCTTGGTTGGAAAAATCTTTGGTGAGTTTTGTTTTGGGAACATTAGAAGAAATCCATCCTAGAACTTCTTTCTTCACATCTGCTTCGGGAGCAAACGATTTACCTTCTTTTTTGAAGGTCAGGTAGGTAAAATCTGTGACAATCATATTACCAGTTTTGGTTCTTACCTCTTTCTTTGTCTCAGGATCGACATAAGGAATGGTATTTTCTCGATTATTCAGAACAACACGAACACCTCCATTGAGACCTCTTGGAAGTTTTCCCTTGATTACATCATACATATTCTTTGCAGCACCTTCGTGAGACATCAACATAATATCTTCTGGAACAACTCTGTCTCTATTACGATTATTGACAATTGCTACAGCATAGTTTGTCAATACCCATGTAAGATGAATGTTTTTAGAGTCATATCCTACTTGTTCTAATTTCGGAATTATTGTTGAAATGTCACTTGCATCTTTCATGGTGATGTCAAACATGATATTCGGCAATCTATCAGAATTAGCATCTCTGAGCAGAAGGTCAAGTGTCTTATCCTTGATTCCTGCTTTCTTGACAAACTGGTGGATTTTAAAAACATCTTTTGAATTTTTTAGATTCAATCCCTTTATCTCTGGAAATTTGCCTTGTAGGTCAGCCATTTTCATCAGTGATTTTTTCCACTCATCAACATCACGAATTTTAAATTTCTCTTTTTCCATAAAGTTGGAAATTGTAAATCCTTTTCCACTCCCTGCCCCGCCTGCTAAAAAAACTATTTGACCATAATTTTTTCCTTGATTATAAAGGATGAGTTTTTCCTGCAAGGAAAGATATTGAGAGAATGTTTTCATATTAATATTTATAATATGTGCATATGGACTAAAAATCCCCGATGTGATTTGATAAAACTTCAAGCTTGTTTTCTGTGAAATAAGTAGGAAGTTTATTCCGATTACCGATTGGTTCTTCTTCATATTGTTCGATAATTTCACACATCAAGTGATTCGGAGTGTGTCTTAAATCGATAAGTTCTTGATTTCTTTCAAATCTATGAGAGTGTTCTTTCGGTAAAGAACCATTCATCCAAACTTCAAGATTTTTCTTGGTGATGGGTGTTTGTCTTATTTTATCAACAATAACGTTATCCGATGATAACACGTTTGGGATTCCATCTCCTTTGTCACCTCTCAAAATATGTTCTTTTAGATATTCTTGTGGGTCAACACCATTCAAAAATTTCTTTGTAGCAGGAGAGTATTGGAACACGTTGTCGTTCATTTGTAGTTGTATAAAGTCTTTGTCACTGGAAACAATCAGTGTTTTTTCACCCTCTTTTCTTTTGCGTAAAACTAATGTTCCTATGATATCATCTGCTTCAGCAGTATCGACATGAATTACACGATAAGGAAAGTTTACTTTAATTTCTTCTTTGAGTTGATTGAACATTTCAAAAACTGCTCTCCAATCTACAGATGAAGCTTCTCTTCCAGATTTTCTCATTGCTTTGTATTGTGGAAAAACCTCTCTTCTCCAAGAGTGTTTACCATCACAGCAAATAACCAATTCTCCGTATTCATCAAAATGTTCTTTTCGGTATTTTTTCAAACTATTCAATGTCATGTGCCGAACAATGTTTATATCAGCTTTACCATTTTTCATAGACATCGATGCCGATGCAAAAAGTATTTGACTCAGATCAATTAATATCATTATTTTCTTCCTTTTTTCAAATTTTTTATTTCAGTATCAATTTCTTTCAATCTACCTTCAATTTCGGCATTACTCAAAACATCAAGTTCTCCGCGAACTTCTGATAAACAAAGCATTTCGTTCAATAAACTTTTTCGTGTTCTCATGACTTTCTCTTATAAAGTTATTTAATTATAGTATTATAATAACAATAAAGAGAAGAAAAGTCAAGTCAATCTTGATAACGTTATTTTTTTGGGGGGATTTCATCTTTCACAGAAGATTCTCCTAAAACAACAGAAGAATATCCTGTATCGGTAAAAGACTTTTCGCGTAACATAGTCTCAAACACACTAAATAATTTCTTGCATCGGATGTCGTGTAATTCACTTAAACCGACCATAACATTTGCAAGGTCATCTTCAGTCATTGGTTCTGGATCATCTACCATTCGTTGAGTTATCAGTTCCAAATCGTCTTTGGTGTGCCAGACTGTCTGGATAGCTGACTCTAAATCAAATCTGTCGTATTGTTTTCTCATAATAATTCTCTTTTCAAGTTATGCGGGAAATTGTAATCCGCGTTCCTCCATAAAATCACGGAGTTCTTCTTTGATATGTTCTAATGCTTGTTCGCCTGTTTTATATTCTTCGGGATGATATTTCAACAAAGAGCGTATCATTTGGTCTATGTCCCAAGCAAGTAATGCCCAATCCATTCCCTTTGATGCTACGTTAAATTGTTCTTGATCTTCTGGTAAGTTATATTCAAGTATTGCTTTCATTTGTTATTTCCTGTTCATGTTGATAATAATAATTAACTATCGGCAATCGATCTAGCTTCGGGTGTTTTTTTGTCGAGGGGTTTTTCGGAGACCGTTTTTTGTTCTCCTGTTTTAGTATTAGAAATTGATTTTTTATTACCATAACCGTCTTTGTACCAACCACCACCTTTGAGATGAAAACTTCCCAAACTCATTATTCTAGTAGATATTTGCCCACAAAGAGAACATTCTATTGTTTTGGTTGTTGAAGTAATTTTGTCAAACTCTTCGGTTATCTCATCACATACATCACATTTATATTCGTATATCGGCATTATTATATACTCCACCATTTTCCTATTCTACCACCATGAAGATAAACATCTTCGTATCCTTTATCAAAAGAGTTGGAAACTGCAGCTAAAGCTTGTTGTTTATCATTCGTTCTATAATATTTCTTATCACCAATTATAATTTGATACTTCATAATTTTAAGCCAGTTATTGATGAAAGATAATTTGTTTCCATTTCTTTTTTTGGTTCTAAAATTACCATAACGTGTTTATTGTCTAGAGTAATTTTATCTGTTTTTCCAGATATGCTCCAAGGCACTAAACCGACTCCCATATGACCAGCAGAGTTTGATCCCATTTGTTGGAGAGACATAGGTTTTTCTAAAATCAAAAATCCATCGTCGCTTTCTTCCATTCTTGATATTAATTCTTCACCAGTAGTTAGTTTCAATACTTTTACATCATTTGCCATGTTATAATTGTTCCTTTAATGTTGTTACATATTTTAAAATTGAATGGTCTAAACCATCTGTTTGTGAAATCAATTGTTTATCGTTGTCTGGACCCCAATCCAAATCTTGACTATCTATAAAAAGTCCTGTGTGACGATAAGGCCAAGGAGGAGACATAGGGATAGGATCGCTAAGGCGAACCACCCTCCAATGAGAGGGTTGTCCACTAGACAAAACTTGAGAAGAGACTTTTGGGCTTCCGTAAGAGAAAACTTGAACATTCTTACCTCTCTTGTGAAGCCACATTCCTATTATTTGTGCAACGGCTCCACCTAAACTGTGTCCTGTAACGTGTACTGTTTGTTCAAGAGGATATTTAAGTGTCTGTCCTTGAACAATGGTTCTTCCTGTCGTGGTTGAAGTATCTATAATTTGCATTATAGTTATAGCGGCATCTCTAAATCCTTTATGGAGTTTGATTCCTGTACGTGCATCATCTACCAATCTTACATCAATATCAGATAGTACATTTGCCTCATTGGCCGTACCCCTAATAACAATTATTGATATTCCACTATCTTGTATTACTTCAAACGCAACCTCATCTTTTTGATCACCACCAATATCATAAATTGCTTTACAATACTCTGCGTGTTCAATGAGGGCGGTTAATGCAACTGGTAAATTTGACTTATCACCACTACCCAAATCATTATTTTTGTCTGCTACGTTTTTTGCACAACTATTGAGAAGTAATATTATTAATATGTGTAGTATAATCTTCATATAGTCATTCTCTTATTGGTTGTGACCCTCGACATTTAGCATCACATTCTGAATGATCATATAATATATCTAGATAATCTTTAATCGAATGATCTGAACTATCAATTGACCACAAACTATCTTCGTGATGTGTTTCGTTCCAATCTAATGTTTCAGGGTCTATATGTATTCCTGAATGAACATAAGGGAGACTAGGCATAAAGGGGATAGGATCACTCCCAATAGCCACTCTCCAATGTTTGGGTTCATTAAAAAGAAATTTTGTAGTAACTTTTGGTGCTCCGAAAGTAAAAATTTCAACATTGTATTTTTTTACTCCGTTTTCATCCTTCATCGAATCTATCCACATCCCAATGATTTGTGCTATTGCACCACCCAAAGAATGTCCTGTCAAATATACTGTATGGTCTAATTCATAATTTTCATAAATATCTTCAAGCAGTAAGGCAGCCGCATCTCTAAATCCTTTATGTAAATTAACATCTAATCTTCTATCATAAAATGTTCTTACATCTATAGCTGTCCAAATATTTTTAGTATTTGTTGTTCCTCTAAAAATCAGAATTGTGGTTCCCTGTTCTTGTATTACATAATACGAAAATTCATTTTTCTTGACTTCGTATTGCTTCTCAATCATCTTATTCAATCCATAAAATTCTGGATCATCTGGTGACACTTCACCTTTAGCAAATACCCCCTTATCTGTATAAATCAGTTTAGAATATTCTCCCATTTTAATGAGTGATTCTAATGATACTGGTGAAGTAGTTCTATTCCCTTCTTCACCCACTACTTCAAAACTACTAAGTAGTAGAATCATTCCTATTATTATGAGCTTCCAGTTCTTCTTTTTTCTTCCAAGCTGTTGCACTGAGTATTGCCCCAAATGAGATGTGGAAAATTGCTCCAGCACCAAGCGTAAGCGGTTCCCATCTACTAGTGTTCATTAGTATTTCATCACTCATCAAAGTCATACCTATGTTCCACATCAAAGGAGCAATGAAGAAGTCTACTACACAGAGAAACAAATAAACTATTGATGCCCAATCACGCCAATATCTGTTAATCGTTTTGTTTATTGCCACTATGCTTTTTTGTCAGACATAGAAACGAGTGTAAGAATACTTCTGCCCGCCTCTATAGCTGTATCCACAACCCATTCTAAATTTTCTTCGCTATAATCCCATTTTTCTCTGACGTATGCGACTAATTCATCGTATTCTTCGTCATCGATATCTGTAATTTCTGGTATCACATCTTCAATATTATCAACTGCTTCAAAAAGTTTTTTCACAGGGTCAATAAAATATCTTGCGTCTGTCCATGTAAATTTATCATCAGCTTTTGCTTTTCCAATCGCATCTACGAATGAAAAGATAAACTCCATAACGTCTTTAGTTTCTTTTATACCTTTAACTTCTGCCATTTTATTCCTTTATAATTTAATAATTAAACAAGATTAAATCTTTCGATATAATCATTTATATGTTGTTCAGTAGCTACAACACCCTTTGCTTCAACTGCTTTTTTAGCAATTTCTCTAATGTCAGTTTTTTCGACTGTTTCTTCAATTTCATCAAGTTCAACTGTTTCTTCTTTTTCCTCTGCTTCTACTGCCTCCAATTCATCAATAAGGTCTTCTTTGCTATGTCTTCGATCAAGTTCAATTCCATGTTCACGACCTTCTTTTTCCAATTCTTTTTTGCTCATATTTTTTTTGTTTTTAACCATTCGACTCCTTTTGTTTATTTATTTTATTCAAATATTTAACACGTTTTTTTGTTGCTTGTCTTATTTTATATTTCGTTGCATTTTTAGTAAAAAGTTCTCCATTCATGTGTTCTGTTTCATGTTGATAAATCATAGATGGAATACTGGTCAAACTACCTGCTTCATGTTCACCATCAAAAGTTTGATATTGAATAGCTATAGTTTCTGCTCTCACAACAGGAAAATACAAGCCAGGAAAAGATAAACACCCTTCTTTGACATAAGAAGTTTCTTCGCTCATTTCCAAAATTTGAGGATTGAAAGCTATAATCATTTTATTTTCCATCATAAAACCAAAAACTTTAAGAGGTATTCCAATTTGATTTGCTGATAGACCAACTCCTCTATGGTGTATCATGTTTGCAAAAATCTGTTTAGCCAGTTTTTCAGAGTCAACTTGAGGATTGTCAAAATCAAATACCTCTGGTATCTCTCTCAAAAAAGGATCGTCTTCTTTCACTAATTCACATATTAAATCACTCATATTTTCTTCATTTCATTAAATTGTTATTTCTACTTTACATCCAACTTGGTTCTTTGACATTTGCATGTTCGGCATTGTCGTACATAAAAGAAGTTCTGCATCCACACGAACCTTTTGCTGAAGGATTGTTGAATTTTAATCCTCTATCATTCAGATCATTTGACCAATCAATTTCTGTATCCTTGATGTAAAGATGACTTTTCTTATCCACCAAAATACTAAGGCCGAATGATTCAAACTCTAAATCAAACTTACCTTTTCTACTATCAAAATCTACCGTGTAAGTAAAACCAGAGCAACCACCACCCTTGACACCAACTCTTACTCTGGTATCATCGGTTACTTTCTGTTCATTCATAATACTCATAATTTTAATAACGGCCTTTTCAGTAAATGAAATCACTCACGCTACCTCTATTTTACTAAATTGTTTTTCTTTTAAAAATTTAATCGTTGAACGAAATTTGTCATACAAAATTTCACCCTTATGAGAAATTACGAACACATTTGTTTTATCATCAAGTGTATTGAGTATCTTCAGAAAAGCCTCTGTTCCATCAGCATCCAATGAAGAGTCGAACACCTCATCTAAAATTAAAAGGTTTGTGTTCACACTATTCTTGAGTTTAGCAACCATTCTCCAAGTGAACAATAACGCTAAGTCAATTCTCATTTTTTCACCTTCAGAGAAAGAAGAATAAGAAAATTCATCACGGTACTGAGATTGTATCGTTTCGTTGAAATTTTCATCAATCGAAAAATTAATTAGGAATTCTAGTTCGTTTAAGTATTTATTCACATACTTGTTAATTATGGGCACATACTGACGGATAATCTTGGTCTTTATACCCGAATCTCGCAACAATTCATTAGCGTAATTATAGAGTTGTTTAGTATCACATTGTTCTTCGTAATCTTTTTGCAACTCTACAAATTCACTCTCTAATAATTGTAACACATTTAACTCTGAATTGTCAAGTTTTTTCTTATCTTTTAATTCATTGATGTCAAATTTTGTTCTATCGATATTACTTTCCAACGATTGGATTTGAGATTTAGTTGCTGACAATTGATTGTTTTTTTCTGAAATTTGTCTACCGATACTACGGAATTCTTCTAACTGTATTTTTAGTTGTTCAATTTCAGTTGATATTTTTCCCAATCCATTTTCTTTTTCTGTAATACTGGTAGTCAGAGTAGTAATTTTTTCTTCTTTGAATTCATCATCTATGTTCTGTTTACAAGTAGAACAAGTAGAATTTTTTTCATAGAACTTGACTTCTTTCTGTTCTTGTCTCAACTTGATTTCAATTTGATTTTGGAGATTCCCGAACTCAGAATTCTTTGTCTGAACCTTATCCTCAGTAATAAGTTTACTGGTCAATGTACCAATATCATTATGATAAGATGTAAGCGATTCTACAGCAGTTGTTTTTTGATCTTCAAATGTTGAAATGTCTGATTCTTTTTTCAGAATATCAGAATGATTGTCATCTTTGAGTCTTTCGATGTAGTTCTTTTGCATCTTCGTTTTAGATACATTCAACTCTCTCTTATTTTCATTATCATTTGTATTTGTTTTCAACTCAGAATTCTTTACCTTGAGCAAAACATTCATAGCAGAAAATATTTGAATATCGAGAAGGTCTTCAACGATTGTTCTACGATCTGATTGTTTAAGTTGCATGAATGGTTCAAATGT